CAATTGATCCATTTGATTTCTGGCAAGGTGCTAACTTCAAGTTGAAGGCAAAGAACGTTGCTGGTTACAGAAACTATGACTCTTCTGAGTTTGCTGCTGTAAGTCCTCTATTAGATGATGACGATGCTCTTGAAGAACTTTGGAAGAAGCAATACTCACTCGCTGAGTTAGTTGCTGCCGATCAGTTCAAGTCATATGATGCTCTTCGTGCTCGTTTAGAATCAGTTCTGAGAACAGGAACTACTCGTGTTCAACAAACAGAAGATTTAGAACGTGAAGACGATGGTCGTGGTTCAGCAGAAGAATTAGTTACTGCTGCTACAACCGCAAAAACAAAATCATCTCCAGATCCAGTGGATGATGAAGATGATACATTATCATACTTTGCTAAATTAGCAGAAAGTTGATATTCAAAAGGGGGTTAATCACCCCCTTTTTTTATGGTCCAGTTAATCTAGTATTTTCTGTTCTAATAGTTTTAGGATTAAGTCGTTGGGAACTCTTATCATAATGCATAACGATTCTCATATCATTCAAAAATTGTTGTAGATATAATGGTCGAAGAAGATATATTGACCTCTTTTCTGTATTTTTTCTAGTTTCATACTCCCAATTAGATATTCCAGTTGTAGGATTAATATCTCCACCTGCTGAATATGAAGAAGTATCTTGTAGAGTTTCTGCTTCTGAGATTATACTATAAGAAGCAGTAGATCTAGTATATGTGCTGGTAGAAGAAGTTTGATATTCATAAGGTGCTGGAATAGTAAATGTACTATCAACAACTTGACCACCTTTTAAGATAAGTCTTCCTTCTGCATCTTTAACAGTTCTTGTTTCATAATGATGTATATCATTAAGAGTAGTGCCGTATTTTTCTGAAGCAAATTGATATAATTCTTCATTACTTAATGGCCATTGATCCTTTGAATTGGTAATATTTGCAGTAATTAAAACTACCCAATCAAGAGTTGCTTTACCATATAGTTTTCTAGCAACATTATCAGGTCTTTCACCCTCTTCAATCTGATATTTATCAAAAACAGTAGAAATATCTGATAACCAATCAAGTAGTTTAACCCTGCGAAATAGATTTTTAGCTAAAACATAATCACGGGAAGACTTTTTATGTAATAGTGGTGATTGATATTGTAAATCTGGTAATTCTCTGAAATATCCCATTAGTATCCTACTCCTTGTCCAGCACTAGCATGATCATAATCCTGATTGTATACTGGGTTGATTTCTTTGAAATTACAACTCATTGTCATATGAACAGGTGTTCCATCACTGTATGATGCATACATTCCTGATCCAGCATAATTCATAGAAACACTTGTTAAAGCACATGGTTTAAATTTATGAAGGAATGGATGTGAACTTCCACCTTTTTTATAATCAAGTTGCCACACATAAGGTGACCCAATAAACCATCCACTACTTCCAGTACCAACATCCGATGTTGGACTACCATCTTGTGGTGCCATACCTTGTTTTAATGTTTTTATAATAAGTTTTACTTCTTCTGCTTCATCAGGATTACGTGGAGAGAAATCCCAATTAAAACTAAATTGCCTTAGCATTACATTTTCAAATAATAATTCTAAGTTTGATTGTACTATTTTTCCTGTTGCTCTTGTTACTAATTGTGCTGCATTAACATTACCACCTGCAATCTCTGCTGCTTTACCACTTAGGTAAGTCATGAGCATTTCTTGCTCATCTTCGGATATACCTGAATCTGTGCTTTTTACTTGCTCCATCAATTGCTGGATACTGTTCATTGGATTATTACCAGCCATTATTCCCATACCACCAGCTACCATAGCCTGTTGAAGTGGATTTATAGTATCTTCACCCCAACTTACTGCATTAGTATCACTAAGTCCTTGTGGAATTGGTAGTTGAATATTACATTTTTCATTTTTAATGGTTGGATCAAATCTAGATGAATATCTATTAACTGGATTAATATCTATCTGTTTTATACCATCATTTCCAGGTATTTCTGACCTTTTAATGTCAATTATTTTATTATTTTCACCTTCTTCTAGGTATTCAAACCCTCTGATTTGCATCCAATCAGTATCTTTACCCTTAGATGTCTGAGGATATGCGAAATGAGTTCTCTTGGAACTACCACCAGATGAAGATGAAAATCTAGACGTTTGGCGGCTATTACTTGCCGCAAAAACATCTGAAACATTCTTTATTGTATTTACTATCTTTCTTAAAGGCATTAAAGTATTACAATTTTTTAGTTATTTATGCGAAATCTTTGAAAAGGTATACCATCAAGATCATTTAACTCATCATCTGTTACTTGATAGAGACCTCCTGCTATTTCAGTCCATGTATATTGTCTGCTTTCACCCCAATGAAAATTGATTCCACGAAAACCCCATTCCAGTACTTGGGTTACTGCAACTAGTGGATTTTGATCATAACGAATACCTTTTGTTTTGGGATTATATACAAAAACATAGAAGTTACCTGCCTGTGGGATTTTACCACCTTCTTCCAGTACACCCATAATTTCTAACATTAAATCATCGGGAGATTCTGTGCCAACTAATTTTTCTCTAATTTCAGCAACTCTACTCATTTGATTCCTAGTTCTTTTTCTGTCATAATTTTAAATTCCCACATTCTATCTTTACAAAATTCTTTTGCCATTTTCCACTTTGCCATATTCTTTGCATATTCATGTGCCTCATAGATATATGCTTTTTTACTTGTTTTTTTAACTGGTGGTTTAGTTTGTCTTTGTGGTTTTACTTCTATTAGATATCTTTTAACTGCACCAGTTGCTTCTTTTACTTTAATATAAAAATCTGGAAAATATCTATGAACCTTTCTATCAATAGGTGAACGGTATGGAATGGCAATTTCTTCACTAGCCCATTCTAAAATATTCATATTAGAATCACAATATTGCATAAACTTACGTTCCCATAAAGAACGGTATATAATATTAGTTGGATTACCTTTATATTTGTAGGGATGCCTTGGTTGATATTTTCCTTTATAAGCCATCTAAATAACTATACTAATCAATATAGAAATATTTAGAGTGGCAGGACCTGTACCAAAACCCAAAAGAATATCGGATTTTAAGCCATTATTTACTAATGTTGCTCAAACTACTCATTATCAAATAACATTCGGTGGATTTAGTCCATATTTAAGGAGACATCTTAGAAGTAAAGATGTAGGATCAAGATATATTGGAGATGAACTTGGATTATTATGTTGCTCTGCTAGTCTACCAGGAAGTAGTTTAGCAACTGCTGAGATAAAAGGTAATCATATGGGTGTGACGGAAAAACACTCCCATCAACGATTGTTTATGGATCTTGTATTGGAATTTTACGTTGATAATGATTATAGATCTTTAAAATTTTTAGAGCATTGGATTGAATTCACTGCTGGTGCATCTCAAAATAACGATTTGCAATCTGGATATGCATTTAGAATGGAGTATCCAGATTTTTATAAAACAGATTATACTAAGATTGTTAAGTTTGAAAGAGATTATGATCGATATATTGAATATACCTTTATTGGATTATTCCCAAGATCTCTTAATGATGTAAGAGTTTCATATGAAGGATCTCAACTTTTAAAAGCAACAGCAACCTTTACTTTTGATAGGTATGTTAGTGGAGAAACTACTTCTAAATCTTGGTGGACTGGAAATGATCGTAATAATGTTTCTGATAGAAACCAAAATGTACAATCAAGAGTAAGAAGAGGATCTACTTTTAATCCACCAGAGTGGCTTAATTCTAATTTACCTGCTAAAATCTTACAAGATCAAATTGGTAGAAATTTTGCAAGTAATGTAAAAAGAAATGTAGTTAGGTCTATTGCTGGATCTATGTTAGGAAGTGGATCTGAATCTACATTTGAAATTTTCTAAAAAAACCTTATATATAAATATACGACCTGAATTATAGTATGGCATTACCAAAGATTAATACTCCCATTTATGAATTGGAGATACCCTCAACTGGAAAGAAAATTAGATATAGACCATTTCTAGTTAAAGAAGAAAAAGTTCTTATTATTGCTATGGAGAGTGAAGATCCAAAGCAAATGGCTTCTGCTGTTAAAGATGTAATATCAAATTGCATTTTAACTAGAGGTGTTAAAGTTAATGAACTTGCTACATTTGATATTGAATATTTGTTCCTTAATATTAGAGGAAAATCTGTTGGTGAAGAAGTTGAAGTATTAGTTACTTGCCCTGATGATAAGACAACTAGGGTTCCAGTTAATATTAATTTGGATGATATTCAGATACAAAATAATAAAGAACACTCCAAAGATATTAAATTAGATGATAACTTGACTCTTAGGATGAAATATCCTTCAATGAGTGAATTTATTAAAAATAATTTTGCACAAGGACAAATTAATGTTGATGATACATTCGATTTAATAACAGGATGTGTTGATCAAATTTTTAGTGAAGAGGAATCATGGGCATCTTCTGATTGTACTAAGAAAGAACTTAATGAATTTATTGAATCGTTAAGTTCTAAACAGTTTAAGGAAGTGGAAAAGTTTTTTGAAACAATGCCGAAACTTTCTCATAATATTAAAGTTAAGAATCCAGAAACTGGTGTTGAAAGTGAAATTCTTTTAGAGGGATTAACAAGTTTTTTCGGGTAAGTATGGCTCATGAAACTCTTGAGTCATACTATAAAGTAAATTTTGCCATGATGCAACACCATAAATATAGCTTAACAGAGCTAGAAAATATGATTCCGTGGGAAAAGGAAGTTTATCTTTCTCTTCTAAAACAATATATTGAAGACGAAAATCTGAAAGCACAACAGGCAAGGAATGGCTGAGGTAACACCAACAAATAGTCTTATACCAGGTGGAAATCAATCAACGATTGATCCACAAACTGTTAATGTAATACAGAGGAATTCCTTTTTATTAGGAACTGTTTCCTCTCAAATTGCTAATATATCAGCACAGATGGGTGCAGTGAGTCAATCTTTGGTACAGGTTCAACAGACGATATCACAAAATACTTTTTTAGAACAACAGAGACAAGCAAACGAACAAAAGAGACAAGATATACTTGCACAAGAAGCTGCTAGAGTTGGTGCAGAAAGTAGAGCAGAATCAAGAATATTAAATGCAGTAACGTTTCCAGTTAGACGTATAGCTGGAAAGGTTCAATTTAGTCTTCAAAGATTGATGAATGCTTTTACATTCTTATTTGGTGGATGGTTAGTTAATAATTTTATAGAATGGATACGAGCAAAATTTAATGGAAATACAGGATTAATGCAGAGTCTTCAACAGACTCTTAGGAAAGGATTAATTACTTTTGGTATAGTTCTTGCAATATCATTAGCTGGTATTGGTACTGTCATTGGTGGTATAACCAGACTTGGTGCCAAAATAGGTTCTATGGCAGTTAGGGGATTAATCGTTAGACCCTTAGCTGCATTTCTTCGATTAATATCGAGTTTAGCTGCGAAAGCATGGGCTGGATTAGCAGGTGCTGGTGGTGCTAAAGCTACTGCTCTTACAGGTGGTGCACTTGCTACTACTGCAATGAGGAAACCTGGAATATTAAGTAAGCTTGGGAAATATGGTCTTCCTCTTGCAGCAGGTTTTGGTCTTTATAATTGGATGCAAGGTGATCAAGCACAGCAAGCAGGTTTAGCAGAAGGTCCAGATGGAGGTCTTACTCAAACAGTAAGTAAAGGTAATCAATGGTGGGATCCACTTGGAATCATTCCTGATGGTACTGAGCAAGTGCAGGTAGATCCAGGACAAGTTTCTGAAATGCTTCAGATAACAAAAACACCTTGGATGTATAGTGAAGAACAGGTAACAGAAGCACAAGAATTTCTTAAAGATCCTGCTGGTAGTGGTGGTACAGTTACAACTGAAGAAGAGATTACACCTAATAATAAAAAGGAAGGAAATCGTGGATTTTTAGGTTGGAGATCTTCTCTTGATTGGATGACAGGTGGATTAACGGATTTTGATGAAAAGGGAAGTGAAGGAAATCTTTTCAATCCAATTTCAGGTGGTAGTGATGCAAAATGGGGTGAAGAAATAGGTCCAGTAGAAGAACCACCTCCTCAGATTATTGAAATACCTGCAGTTAATACTTCTGGTCTATTTCCAGGTGGTGGAGGTGGTGGAAATTCACGTGGACCAGTTAATACCACACCTAATATATCATCCAATGATAGTAATAATATCTACTCAATGGCTGCTCAAACTAATTTTAACGTGGTAAGTGTGTAAATTATGGCAGTTAAACAGGCATTACTTAAATCTAATATAAGTATTACAAAAATACAAAAATCAGTTTCTTCTCTTGGTAAAGGATTAAATCAAGCTAAAGAATCTTCATCTAAGATGCGTTTAAGTTTGATGGATCGTAATAGATTCAAGAGAAGGCAATTACAATTTGAAGATAATAATTTTCATCGAAGAAGACAGGCAGTTAAGAGAAAAAATGCTGAAGATTCTGCGGAAGTATCAAATATTGGTGGTGCTAGAAGATTTGCTGGTAATTTAGGTGGAGTTATTGGTAAGAGTAGTAGAGGAATTTTTGGAAGAATAGTAGATACTATAGGTGTTTTACTTGTTGGATGGTTAATTAACCATTTACCTATTATTATTAAAGGTGTTCAGGGTTTAATATCAAAAATTCAAAAAGTTGTTGGTATTGCTTCTGGATTTATTCGTGCAATTGGAAATTTTGCTAGTTCAGTCAGTCAAATTTTTTCATGGGGAATAGGATTTATAAGTGGTAAGAATAAAGAGCTTGTAGGTAAAGAAGCAGAAGCAAAAGCAGCAAATATGTCGGCAATTAAATCTCTTGGTGGGATTGACCAAGAGATAGATAACGCAACAAGAATGTCTAATAATTTTTCATTAGATGGTTCTGGTCCTTCTGGTGGAGGTGGAGGAGGAGAACAAACATCTGGTGGTGGATTTAATCCAAAAGATCATCCTTGGATGTTTAGTGAACAACAAGTAGAAGAATCTCTTCAACAAGAAGAAGAACAACAAGAAGAAGAAAAG